TCAGAGAACGCACTTGACGAAGCGTGGCTGCAAGCACTTGATGTAGATACATCAGAAGATAAACTACTAAAACTTAACATGTCAATGATTGATGACGTTGCTAAGACTATTAGTACGTTCATGAAAGATTACAAAGAAATGGCGGAAGAAGACCGTCCTAAGGTACTGTTTGTTGTTGACTCGTTAGGTATGTTGCTAACACCTACAGACGTTGATCAGTTTAACAAGGGTGACATGAAAGGTGATATGGGTCGTAAGCCTAAAGCACTGACATCACTTGTACGTAACACTGTTAATATGTTTGGTAGTCACAATGTTGGACTTGTGGCAACTAACCACACATACGCATCGCAAGATATGTTTGACCCAGATGATAAGATTTCAGGCGGTCAAGGCTTTATCTATGCATCATCTATCGTAGTTGCAATGAAGAAGTTGAAGCTAAAAGAAGATGAAGATGGTAACAAGATCTCAGAAGTACGCGGTATTCGTGCAGGTTGTAAGGTTATGAAAACACGTTATGCAAAACCGTTTGAAGGTGTACAGGTAAAGATTCCATATGAAACAGGTATGAATCCATATAGCGGCTTGCTTGAATTGTTTGAAGCAAAAGGTGTTATTGTCAAGCAAGGCAATCGCTTAAAGTATGAAACAATTGACGGTGAAGAATTGCTTGAATACCGAAAAAATTGGAGTGGCGAATTACTCGATAAGGTTATGTCAGATTACTTAATTAGAGAGGCTTCTGTGGTAAATACCGACGAAGCTGACGAAGAAGTAGCGGAAAATAACTTTAACGAGGAAATTGTACCTAATGAATGAAGAACAAATTGCCGATGTTTGGATGATGTTTAAAGAATACGTAGATAAAAAGCAAGTAGATGTTGTTGCAGAAAAGTTTGTAGATCTGCTTGCTGATTACGGTATTAGTGACGAAACATTTAAAGAATTGCTCGGTACTGATTCTGATCTTGATCATGCAATCGGTTATTATCTAGAAGTAGACACAGATAAAGAAGACTGGTATGGTGAAGAAGATGAGTGGGAGTGATAATGGGTTGGTATTCTCAAGTATCTAGAGATGTTTCTAAGATTCCAGATGCTATACAATATTTTGAAAATGAACTTGTGAATGCAAGATCCGAAGTAAAATTAAAAGGTAATGTTGAACGTGCCGCGGCAGAAATGCCCGGTATCGTTGAGCATCGTTTTAATCAGCTTCAAGAAATTGAAGCAATCCTCAACTACTTAAACATCGAGCTGCGTAGATTGCGTAGCTCGTACTTTAAAAAATATTTAGAAAACTATCAACGAGCTCTGTCAAGCCGTGACGTTGAAAAATACGTTGACGGTGAGGCAGACGTTGTTGACTATGAAAAGATTATTAATGAATTTGCTTTGATGCGTAACAAGTGGTTAGGAGTCTTGAAAGCTCTTGATCAAAAGCAATGGCAAATTACTAATGTAGTCAAACTACGTGTAGCAGGAATGGAAGATGCTGTACTATGAGTTTAGGTGTTTGGTGGTTAGACGGGTATGCAGGTAATTATGGTGACATACTTACTCCCTATATTTTAGATCATTATAATATAAATCATCATTGGGTTTCTAGTTTGAGTAAATCTTTTGATGCTATATGTATAGGATCTATTATACGTAGAGCACAGAAAAATACCATAGTATTAGGATCAGGAGTTATTTCAAAAAACGATAGAATAAATCCAAATGCTATTTTTAAATTTGTAAGAGGACCTCTTACAAGAGATAAAGTAATTTTACAAGGCGGTCAATGCCCTGATATCTACGGTGATGCTGCGTTACTATTGCCTGAAATTGTTAATCCTAGTACAAAGAAATATAAAATCGGCATTGCACCTCATATAATAGATTTTGCATATACTAAACAAAATTATCCAGATTATAATGTTATAAATTTAAAAACAAAGAAACCGTTAGAAGTTGCGAAACAAATAACAGAGTGTGAATATATTATTTCTAGCTCACTGCACGGTTGTATTACAGCAATTGCTTATGGTATTCCGTGTGCATGGGTAAAAATAAAAAATAAATTAAAAGGTGATGACATAAAATTTTATGATTTTTTTGAATCTGTAGGAATAAAAAATGCTGAGAGATCTACTATAGAAAGTCCTAAATTTTTTGATGCTGAATATAACACCACACTTATTAAAGAACAATTTGAGATATTAGCTAATGAAAAAAGACATTAAAAGATTTATGCAATACCAGCTTGTAGAAAAAGCTGTACAAGAAGCTGGTATTACAAATTATACAATTAACATAGATCATCAAAATGGATGGAATTATGTAAATGGTGTAAAACTTAACTTAAAATATCCTAAATCGTTTTTGACTCAGTGCAATCAGCTTAATAACGATAAAAAGTATTTGTATGGATTTAAAGGTGGTTTTACTGCCGGAAGTGCCGATTATCATAGAACTAAACTTTTGCAAAAATATGTACAAAGACCAGATAGTAAAGTAGTTGATACAATGGTAGGAAGAAAACGTGCAAACAAAGCAGGATTCGATACAGAATATTATCAGTTACTTGCAAGCAGTTGGTTTAGTTTATGTCCTAATTGGGCAGGTAAGTGGTGGTCACATGATAATGCTTGGACATACAGATTTATAGAAAGTATGTTTGCAAGAAGCTTACCTATAGTTTTTAATGAAACACCGTTAGGAAAAAACTTTCAAAGAGATTTTCATGTTTTTGAAAATAACGACATACATGACAAAGAAAACTATAAAGAAAAAATAGAATCTAATTATAAGAAAGCAGTTAATATTTGGACATTAAATGCAAAAGAAATAAAGTCGATTAAAAAACGTAGTTAAATTCTTCTATTACTTTTCTATAAAGTTCACTTACCCTATTCTTTGTCATGTCGTTGTAATATACTTTATAATCTCGTTCTGTTCTTAAATCGCCCTTTAATTTTGTAGTTAACAATTCGTTGTTATAAGGTAAATTTAAAGTATTCATTACTTTTGCAAAGTCATCATTTAAGTTATGATACTGAATAGTAAAATCTACAACAGGTTTATCTTTGTAGGTATATTCTTCCCAATCTTTTAAGTAAGGTGTTTTCTTACCATCCATTACAAATGTGTCAAACCCTTTTGCTGTTCTTTTTGGATTACGTTTTTTGACCCAGTGATAGTAACTTACAACTTTGTCCCAACTATTTCTTTCAACAGTAAAACGATAATAGTCTTTCCATGCATTAGGAAATCTTCTACTGATAAACACTCTCCCTCTGTGTTCTGCAACTTCATCTAAATTGATAGGATTCATATTTTCAGGAGGCATACCTCCAAATATTAAATTTTCATCATCTGCAATTTTATCAAGTAATATTTTTTCTATACTTGACCCTGCTGTTTTTTGTGTTTTTATAAAAATGAATTTGTATTTTGGAGAAATAATCATAGTAAAATTATTTATAATAAATATCTTTAGGAGAGCACAATATGAATAAACGTTTAGGAAAATCAAAGTTAATAAGTCAGCCGGCATTAAAAATGGACGGAATATTTGAACAAGAAGGCAAGAGTGCAAGTAGGTCTTTTTATAGAGGAGAAAATTGTAACTTTAATCCTTATAAAAAAGATTTTGCTAATGAGGATTTCTTACAAAATTATGTGCTAAAAGGTTGGCTTCCTGAAGAACCATTAATAGATCATGATACAAAAATTACAGCATTTGGAAGTTGTTTTGCTGCAAATATTTCTAAGCATCTAAGTACAGTTGGATATAATGTATCAAAAGATAAAAATACTGAAGTTTATATTAGCAGTATTGGCGAAGGATTAGTAAACGTACATGCTATATTATCACAGTTTCGTTGGGCGTTTGATGGACATGTTCCTAGTCAGGAACTATGGCATGGATATAAAGCAGAAACATTTGAATACGATGAATCTATTAGGTTAAAAACTAAGGAAATATTTTTAAATACTGATTTCTTTATTATTACTTTAGGATTATCAGAAGTATGGTTTGATAGTGTAACTAATGAATATTTTTGGCGTGCAATACCGCAAGATAAATTCGATCCAGCAAGGCATCAATTTAAAGTGTGTAGTATGGCAGAATCTAAAGATGCTTTACAAAAAATATTAAACTATATAAATGACAATGTTCCAAATGCAAAAGTTCTATTTACTATGTCACCTGTACCTTTAGCAGCAACGTTTAGACCTGTAAGTTGCCTTACTGCAAATTCAGTTAGTAAAAGTGTTCTACGAGCAGCACTAGATGAAATGATAAGAGACAATGAAGAACTGTTGAATAAGAAATTGTTTTATTGGCCTTCTTATGAAATTGTAAAAGAATTATTTGTTAATGAATTTACTGAAGACAATAGACATCCTCATCCTGATATTTTAGCAATGATTATGAGACTGTTTGAATCACAATACTGTCGTTCTAATATAGACGTAAATGAAATAGAAGCGCAGTATAAAAATATAAGAAAAAATAATATAGCTTCTGTAAAGCAATTCAAATAAACAATTTTGAGTTATAGTAGCATATAAATATCATTATGAAAGTAGTATTAGTTACAGGCGGATTTGATCCTCTGCACAGTGGACATATTGCATATTTTAAAGCAGCAAGAGAATTAGGAGATCATCTTGTAGTTGGACTCAATTCAGATGCTTGGCTTACACGTAAAAAAGGTCGTCCGTTTATGCCTATGGAAGAACGGGCTGCTATTATAGAAGCATTAGAATGTGTAGATGAAGTTATTGCATTTGACGATAGCGACAACACAGCATGTGCTGCTATTATGCAAGTTTTATCTACTAAAGCTACATCTTGGGAAGTTGTATTTGCAAACGGCGGCGATAGAACAAACACCACAACACCAGAATACGAAACATATGGTGATAGAAAAGATGTACATTTTGCGTTTGGCGTCGGCGGCGAAGATAAAAAGAATTCAAGCAGTTGGATATTAAAAGAATGGAGTCAGCCTACCACAGAACGTGCATGGGGCAGATATACTGTCCTTGACAAAGGCGAAGGCTGGCAAGTAAAACAACTTGCATTTGACGCAGGTAAAGCCCTTAGCGATCAGAGACACTTTAATCGTTCAGAACATTGGCATGTTGTTGAAGGACAAATATCAATGGCATTAGAATCTCCTACTGGCTGGAAAGTAACAAAAGAGTGTGAGTCTGGAGATAGTATAGATATACCTGTACACACATGGCACAAAGCAACTAATGTTGGTAGTAAAACTGCTCGAGTAATAGAAGTATGGATGGGTAACGAACTTACTGAAGAAGATATTGAAAGAAGAGATTAATGAAAGTATTTGTAGGATATGACACTAGAGAAGATATTGCATATCAAGTTTGTAAACACAGTATTAAAACTAAGAGCAAATTAGCTGATGTACGTCCGTTAAAACAACAGGAACTACGTGACGCAGGATGGTATACAAGACCAATAGATAAACTAGCAAGTACAGAGTTTACATTCACACGTTTCCTTATACCAGAACTTATGAACTTTAAAGGTTGGGCTGTGTTTATGGACTGTGATATGATTCTTACAACAGATATAAAAGAACTGTTTGATCAAGCAGACGACAAGTATGCAGTTATGTGTGTACAGCATGATTACACACCCAAAGAAGGCACAAAGATGGATGGTCAAAAACAAACCATTTATCCACGTAAGAATTGGTCAAGTGTGATGTTGTTTAACTGTGCGCATCCTAGTAATGCAAAACTTACTATGGATCTAGTTAATAATCCTGAAATAAACGGAGCATATTTACACAGATTTAGTTGGTTAAAAGATGAAGAAATTGGAGAATTGG